TCATGGTATAAGTGTTTGTGGTGTCGTTGACTAGACGAAAACCCACAAAATGTCTAACAGAGGTCCGATTTACAATAGCGCCAGGTCACTACCCTGACTATTTGAAAATAGACGAACATTGAAAGAACACTACACATAGAGGCTTCACGACGATCGTTCGGGCATATGTGCTATACCATGTGTTCATGGTGGTCAAGATTTAATCTAATCTAGTTAAATATCCGTGCTACTCACGGCAGCTGCCTAAATTTATTATCCGCGACTAGGCAAATCGCTGGTCATTTGTCATGAATGACTAAAATACTGCAGCTCCAAACTGCGTAGTAACAACGGGTACCGTCATGTAACTATTAGTGATCGTCGGTATTGTTACAGACGAAGTTACAGTGGGGACGGTTACGGTAGGTGTAATTGAGTTTAATTGCTGTAAACTGACACTAGCCTGCAAGGTTGTTGTCCCTGCCCCATAGGTCACAGTCACCTTAAAAGTGAACGCTTCTGTGCCCGTAGAGTTAATTGTCCAATGATTGATCACAGGGACCCGCTCAACAGCAGGCCCTTGGTAGTCATCTGAAAAGACTGCACTACCATTCTTGAGAATACCAACATGTACATCTGTGATGTTAGTTCCAGTATTAATGGTACTAACTACAATATTGAGATAATAATCACCAGCAGGTAACACCAATGACCCAGAGGAGTTCGCAACCCCTATAGTATCAAAGTTTACCGTTGCTAGCGTTAACTGCTTGGCCACTGTGGTTGCCCCAGCAGCTAAAGCAGAATCAAATGCATAATATAACGGATTCCCATAAAATGTACTCACCACCTGTCCCCCGGCTGTTGACGTTACGGTTTGACCCCCAGCCGTAGAGGTCACCCCGGTTACCACTGGTAATACCTAAAAGCTACCGGCAGTAGTTAGCTGCAGGTAGTTGGCATACGTGATGGTAGCAGCCACTGTTGTTAAAGTAGTAGCAGTACTAGTTAGGACCAAAGTTCCATTTGGTTGAAGTACTCTAACCGCAAACGTAATGCGACCATCTGTCGCAGAGGCACCGACCGAAGCCGCACCTGCTGTAACAGTGGATGTTGTTGAAGACCCAGCTGAGCCTCCCAATGCACTAATTCCTGTCCCAATGGTTTGCAAAGAGACAAAATACTCTCCCATGTTAGGAAAAGTAATGGTGTTAGTTGTAGCACTGGCCGTTATGATGGAACCCGCGGCTTGATTAACCACAGTCGTCCCAAACATATTAGCGCTGCTAACCGGAACACCAAGTAACGAGGCCAAAGCCCCTTGAGCACTGGAAGGTTGTAATTCCGCCAACTCAAAATCATAATGTACCCACAAACGTGCAATCCCTGTGGTGGTTGTGTTGCCAAAAACACCAACCGCCAAAGACATACAATCATATGTCTTCTCGTCCAAGTTAGCTGGTAACGCCCCAGGCCGAGTAAACAGCCACTTGGACGTGCCCGTCTCAATAGCAGACTTGGCCTTAGGGAAACACTCAATGGTACGTGTTGACAAATTTCCAGAAACATCTGCCAACATGATCTCCTTAGCATTCTTATATTGGCACATAGCCAACTCAGTAATAGGTACAGGGTCAGCCGCATCATATTGCGGAGCGAGCACCACCAAACCGCCTATAGATGATCCACCAGAAGGCACGACGGTAAATGCCAACCGGTTTGTTTTATAACGCTCAAATGATGGAGCAATCTGAGACAACTCAGGGAAAGCTGAAGCCAAACCTGGATTAATCTGAATCTGGGACACTCCAATGCCCGTCGTCTGATATCCAGTAATTATACTGATTAATTCAGAGCCTACAACTCGAAATCCATCAGCTGTGCGTGTAAAGACCGGTTTACGGCGATTTACAGTGATCACATTGGCTGTCGGTATGGCAGTACGAGTGAACTGCGCATATCCCGCTGCGCCTTTCGGAGCACGGGAAACAACCATCTTCTTCTTTGGCGGCATTTTCTTCTTCATTTTAAGACCTGGTTGTCCAGCTGCTCTTCGTCCTTTCGGCATTGAGGTCACTTCACGACTATCGTTCGGGTGATCCCTACAAGATCTACCGTTCTGATGAGGAACGGGCTTTCCTGTTTCGCTTTGACTAGCTCATCAGGAGATAACGTGCCACCCGGCACGGGCGTCGGTCGCCACCCTTCAATTTTAAATAGCAATGCGGTCAGCCCACGGATCGTTGGGCCAATCGCCCCACCCCCGACAGAAGTTTGAGAACTTCCCACTCGTGGTGGTTGATAGATCTAAGGTTAATTGTGCGTATGCAGATTCTAATTGCAATTGCCGACAAGGTTCTATGCCAAATGCCAAGGCGAAACTGTGACGTGTGCGTGGGTGGATTTCGACATAGCGTGCTGTCATTCCTTTGGACAACCGGGTCATCCCACGGTCCCAACTAGTGCTATTTACCATGCCACTGAGCCCTAAGATTCGATTACCCACTTTCTTGAGTGTGGTACGTCGTCTCATTATACGGGTCATGTATTGCCAAACCTCTGTGACAATTTCAGACCAACGTGCTCGAGCATTCCGCCTAAGTGCTTGATAGTATTCCTGCATCACTGGAATACCAGAACTAAGCGCAGCTCCACAGTCCCCTATTGCACGACAATATTGTCGAGCTTTTAACGAGGTGGATAAGTCCAATGTAGTCATGCAATCTTTAGCCGTTGCTTTTTCCGGCGATCGCACCATAACATATCCATCAGGTGTCCATACAGGATGAGTTTGACAGAAGTCAATTTGTTCGAAAACTTCTACAGCTTGTTCGACGACGAGTGTGTAACCAAAACGCAACACGTGGTCGAATAAATGATCTTGGATAATGGGAGCTTGATCACGCTCCACAATTATTAAGCAATCGTCACCATTATTATGAATCTCGTATTTTGAAATCCCGCGTTTGACGAGAAAATCATAAACGAGTGTAGTCATAATTAGACAATTGCCCAAACTTGTATTCATATCTCCAGACATCCGCACACCTTCTAACTTATACTTAATTACCCCGTCGGGTAAATAAGCAACCCCGAAGTTGCGCAACTGCATATCTAACAATCTCTTTAACTCCGCTCTATCTGCCGGCGGACATAAGCTCATATATACACTGTGTTCCCATACCAGAGCATCATAGGATGTGTGTTGATCGAATCGTTCTGCATCAAACAAAATACACACAGGGTCGACAAATCTCGCCCATTTCAACGCCAAAATCCTTCCGGACTTCAAAGCATTATACCCCTTAATAACCACTGGCAATCCAGACTGAGAATAGGCCTTTTGCATGGCCTTGAAAATCACGTGTTCCATCGGCTTTAGAAACACACCTACCGAGAAGCCATATCTTGGGCCTCGCGGACTAATTACCCTATCTACCGCATCAGGTTTTAACAAAGTGTACGCTTTGGTCTCACACTTCAGGAAAAACTTGGTTATCGCATCTTTGGTTTGCAATCCTCGGAGTACCAACGAGTCACACGCAATTTCGTACAGCGTTCTCTTGCGCCCAGTGTAACAGTTTAAAAACTGTAACTTTGTATACTTGGGGACATAGAATAAACATTGTGATAATTTACGTTTAGCATGTTGTAGCTCACCAAAGACATGTGGAACAGGCTTAGGGACTGCTTTATACGCCCCCTCTTTAAAAAGGAGCGCGAGTCGCATAATTACGGCTCGCAACAAATTACCATATGTTGCATTAGCAAATCCAAAAGCCAAGGGAGAAGACAAGCCACCTAATCGGTAGCATGTCCTCGGCTTCATAATTTTACTTACCCGTGGTTCATAGTCCAATTTAGCACGTCTTCCTAATATACCTTTTGGTATCGGAGGGATCTCCGTATAAGAATCACGCCCTTGAAACACGTAAGTGCACCCCTATTCAGAGTAAGTGACATAGGCTGGTGATTTCCGAACTTCAAAACCAAACCAACCTCGCCCATAAGCTCCTTGGGCCCTGCCTTCGAGCGCAGCAGCCCATTCAGTAAACATGAGATTATCACCTTTAAGCTGTCCGTCAGTCCGAAGAAAACAGAGCCATGTGGCTTCAGATGCTATACGTGGTTTGTTGACCAACCGCACATCTGTCATCCCAAGCACTAAGTTGTGCACCTCCCGAGATACGAGAGTAAAATTTGCCTCAGTCCTATCACGGCAAAGTGTCGAATGTTTCATCTTCACCGTAAGAACTGCCTGGATGGTAGGACACAACTGATTATCAGGTGTCTCAGAATTCAACTGTTCAATAAGGAACCGCATCCTGGCTTCATCACGTGAGGTTATGTACCTACGCGAGGCACGTAACCCAAAATTAACGTGATTACTAATCGTCAACCCAAGTGCTGCCAGACTTGCGGCAACACAAATTGGGACAATTCTGAATGCAAACTCATCCACACGTCCAGAACCGGCACAAAAAGCAAATACCATTGAAACTATTATAATAACAATGATAAAGGCCTCAAACACAGCCGGCCACCACACACTTGTGATGAACCATGAATGAGTAAACGCATTGCCATCTACCTCCCTTACAGGAAAGGCATCAGGCACACCTGGTTCCTCAACCTGCGGTGCTTGTGCAGCCGCAGGAGCTAAATTTGGCTCTGCAATAGGTGCAACAGCGATTGGTTGCCCTAAAACAGGTTGCTCAGGAGGGACAAATGGTTGAATGTTTGCGTCAACAATCACTCGGGGCATTACACCCTCCACTCGTACACCCTCACCATCCTGGAGTGCTGGCGCACCCCCGTTCCCCCACAACCCCCAGGCTGCTAAACCTCTACGGATGGATCGTATCAGTTTACCCGCAACCCAGACCAAAAATACCAGGCTGGTCAAAGCCGGTATGACAGTGAACAATATCCACTTAGCGTACAGTCGCAAGACATGCAAAAATAATTCGGTATTTACGTTGGTTGTACTTGTCATGGTATTTTTTAGTTGTAGAGCTTCTTAACGTGAAGCCATAGCCGTACTGTACTCAGTAAACGTGTGACTTTTTACTCCGGGCCGTTTTGCCCACACATTGAGTCACCAACACCTGATCTTTCGACCGCGTTGACTTAACAACAACCACCTCAATTACTCGGGTGGGCTTCCCTCTACTATCACTAGTGGTAGGGCATGTATTATAAGTCCGACCACCCCCAAAGGGGGGGAATTACCGACCGGCCAGGGCTGTTACCCCACCGGTCACGTGCATCGACAAGGTGTCATTGCGTGGGCCTGCATCATTCGCTAGCTTAAACCTGATGCCCTCCGCTCTACCTCTCCGCCTGTTTTCTCTTTCCGAAGACTACAACACACCTTCTTTTACCTCGTCCATAGTCTGACATAGCCTCCGCATCCATCGCGTAATCAATGTCATGAACAAGTGTTGAACCTTACAGTGTGCTAGCCATTCTCGGCCCAGAAAGCTAACTGGTGAATAAACGTATGTTCGTAGCTAGTGAATTCCTAGATATTATTCTTTTAGAGTAGTATGATCCGAAAACCATACACTGAGTTTCTCAAACTCTGAACGCCTAGGTAACACCAACGATATACGAACAAACACAGGGCATTGATTTGATGTGAG